GACGCATGCGTTGCGAATGCAGAGCGAGCTGTAATGGAGAGGGTGTTCTTTCGTAAAACGAAAAGTGGCTTCGAGCCACCACCCAAGCCCACCCCAGGCATCTTCAGAACGACTCTCCGAAAATTTTCGAAGCAGGTGATACGCCTAGTGCCCTCGACCCCCCCGTTGACTCGCGCCCAATTTCTTGAGTGCTACCAGGGGCGCAAGCACAAGGTTTACACACGTGCCATCGAGGATCTCCAAGTGCAGGAGGTGAGGAGGGAAGATTCTTTCATGTCGTCTTTCGTGAAAGCGGAGAAGATAGATTTTACAGCCAAGCCGGATCCAGCTCCACGACTGATCCAGCCTCGCAATGCAAGATACAACGTATGCGTAGGAGTGTACATTAAACCGATAGAGCATGAAATTTATAGAGCTATAGATTCTGTGTTCGGAGCACCAGTCGTCGCTAAAGGTAAGAACGCTTTGCAACGCGGAGCTATGCTCAGGGAGGCATGGGATTCAATGATTGACCCAGTGGCCATATTCGCTGACGCAAGACGCTTCGATCAGCACGTACATGAGGATGCACTTAAATGGGAACACTCCATTTACAATGGCATCCACAATTACGATTCTGAGTTGCAAAAGTTACTCAGTTGGCAGTTATGGAGCATGGGCTACATATACTGCGCTGACGGGTCTGTGAAGTACAGGGTGAATGGGCGCAGAGGGAGCGGAGATATGAATACCTCCGTTGGCAACGTCCTCATCATGTGCGCTCTGATGTATATTTTCTTACGGAAATATGCACCAAGGAGTCACAGACTTGTTAATGACGGCGATGACTGTGTTGTTTTGGTCGAGAGACGCTATGTCCGATCCATCGTGTCCAATATCATACCGTGGTTCACCCAATACGGGTTTACCATGCAAGTCGAGGGACAGACTGATATCTTTGAGAGAATTGAATTTTGCAAATCCCAACCAGTATTCGACGGAGAACGTTGGGTAATGGTGCGGGATCCAAGATTAACTCTCGACAAAGACATCATCTCAGTCAAACCCATCAATGACGAGGTGATTTGGAGAAAGCAAACCACCGCCATCGGGCAGTGTGGGCTTGCTCTAGCCGGGAACATCCCAATTTACAATTCATTCTACTGCATGCTTG